CTCGCCAGTCGTTACAAGGGTGTTGTAGGCTTCCAAATCTGCCTTTGTTGTGCTTGTGTAGTACGCCATTAGTAGATTGAATAAAAGTCGTTAATGTTCGTTTCTATGCCCGTGCGGTTGGTGCTTTGGTTTGAATTATATAGAATCACCTCTTGCATTTTAGGGGATGAGTAGAAAACCGAGCCTCTTGTTCTTGTTGCGCCAATACTAATACCATCGTAATTAGCAGAACTACTTGCAGTACCTACTGAAGCACCATCTATGTAAGCAGCAGAAGAACCAGAAGATTGAAATGCTGAAATTAATAATTGGCTATTTCTATATGATGCGTTGGTTGTAGTTACGGAGTTAATCTCCAATGTATTTGCAGTTGACCTTGAACGAATTGAAGCGGTACCATCGTCTGGGCTTTGGTATCTATCAATGAATGTCTTAAAACTATCAAATGAACCAACATTTAATGATGTAAAGATAGAAGAAACTGAATCAGTAACTAAATCACCTTGATATCTTAACACATCATTAACACCATCAAATTGTGCTGCTGCCTTTCCATTCTCCAAAATAGTAGAACCACTACTTACAATCTTTGGTTGAGCCGATGCACTCGTTTGCGTTGCATTAACACCATTCCCACTTTGGTCGTACCAAGTCGTTACAAAGGCATCCGTACCACTCGCAAAAGTCTCAAGAGTTGCCGTATCCAATTCATTGTTTGCAAACGCTATATCTTGCTCGGCGTTGTCCGATGCTCTACGCACTTTGATAGCGTTGCCCGAATAGGTGTTATCCAACAAGCGTAAAGAATATGCTGCCGTAGCACCACTATAGTCATTAAGTAACCCTGTGTATGCTGGTGGCTTAATAGGATTAAGCACCTTCAAGTCGGCCTTCAAACAAGACATACTCTCCACTGTACCGCCATCAGCCTCTACTCTATCTTTAAAAGCAGCAGCGACAACAGCATAGTACGGTCTTAGTGAACCACCAGTAAGTAATGATAACCCTAAACCTAACATAACTTACCCTTGTGCTTCTCTATACGCTAGGATCTTGCCAGACTCTACAGTAATAGATGTGAATCGGCTGTATACTGTTACGCCTGCAGGAACAACCACGGAAGTCAAACTATCACCTACCTCTGCGGTAGCAGTAATAGTTGCATCCTCCAATGCTGTAATAGCAATGTAGGTGTCCGTATCTATCGTTCCTGTAGTGACGTAATCAAATCCCGATTGTCCAAATGACTGTAGGTTTGCATCACCTTGTCTAAATAATTTTCCCATTTTTTTTATCTTTTTACAAAGGTACTAAATCATTGGTTATCAAATAGTTGAGAAAGCAGGTCTTCGCTTTGTTCTTCAGTTAACTCACCACGCTTTCCTTGTCGTTGAGAAACTAATTTTGACTGTTCAACTGCTTGCTTTTTGATACGATCATCCTTAGCTTTCTCACGTTTGTCTTCCGATTGTTGTTGGAATCCATACTGACGCTCAAGATTAGTATCACGTGTTTGAGACTTAATCTTCTCAAGCTCCATCTTAAATCCATACTCAACTTCTAGCAGTTGTGCTTTTGCCTGGGCTTCAATTTGAGTTTTCTGCGCTTCTAGTTGTGCTTCCATTTGCATCTTCTGTGCTTCCAACTGAGCTGTTACTTGTGCCGTTTGTTGATTAGCTTGAGCTTGCATTTGAGAGTTTTGTTGAGCCATCTGCTGACGTTGCTTAATACGCTTCTTACGTCTAACAACTAATAATCGCTCTGCTTGATCTACATCTTTTAATCTACGGATAGCCATTGCATCTTCAATATCAAGTTCCCCTTGCGCGATAGACTGCTGAATGTTTTGCTCCAAATAAATTTTATCCTCATCGTTCATGTTTGTTACCACACGAACACCGAAGTTATACATGGGTAAATCTTTAAATGAAGACAAAATGCTCATGTTGGTTTCACCTACAGCCTTCTCGTACACTCTATATAAAATAGATTCTGGAGACAGTACTTGTAGACACTTTACTACGTCTTCGCAAACTCTCTTGTAGAGAACTTGTGATGCATAGGTGATATCGTATATAGCGTTATTAGAGGCAGAGATTGCCTGTTGTCTAACGCCTACGAGTGAGTCACCTTTAGGAGTTGATCCATCAACAACCTCATTAAGACCCGTAGTATCACGAATCATGTTGAGGTATTGATTGTATAGCCCAATGAGTTCTTGGATGTTACGTATAGCATTACCTATCTCACGAACAGGAGGGTTTTGGAAACCACCCTCTGGATTTTTACTGCGGTAATAGAACACACCCGTTTGCTCGTAGATATCTTGAAGCTCTAAGGGTTGAAGATCTCCACCCCTTCCGAGCTGAACATTTTCTAATCCTTCAATATCAATGATAAGACCATCTGGCTTTGCTTTAGCAATAGATTGCTGTAGCTTGAGGTGAGCGAGTTGCATCATATCAGCGTACTGCTTGATACTAGAAACCATACTCTTAGGCATCATCTTGCGTAAGTTTGTTGCAATAACACTATAAGACATTCGTGTCTTAGAGATATCATGAACATTACGAGGTAAGTTTTTCTTTAGACCATAGTCAAAGATATACTTCGTGCCTACAATGTGCTTACCGCCATATACTGTAGCATGTTCCATCTTATGAGCTTTGCGCTCAAATACACTACCCGAAGGTAGATGCACTTCCTCTTGACCTTTGTAGTAGAAACCAACGTTTCCAAAACGTGATTGCTTCTCTTCAAAGTATAAACAATCTGTAGACATAAACTCAAAATCTAGTACCTCAATGACATAATCGTCATATCCGAATACTGTCTTATTCATTGTTTTGTCGTACTGACTATTGCCTAATCTTGTAGGGTCATTAGAGTAACGATTCTTTACTTGACGTGCCATCTCCTCGTAAGTCTCTTCTTCAAACTCATTACGAGATATACGCTTTAGCTCCTCAATCGTCATTCTTTGTATATGTCCCGCATACTTCAAATCAGACATTGTAGCGTCTTCAGTTTGAGAGTGTACGAAATATTCAGGATCTACATACTTAGTAGATATACCATAGTTAGGATCGTTATCGCGCTTAACCACTGCCATACCTACTGCTACTAAGTCCTCAACCGCTCTACGATAAGTCTTCTCAGGGAAGTCATTCCATTGTAGGGTTAGGTTTGTAGCTATTTGTGCTGCGATTTCAGAGGCTACCTTAATATTTGTGTCTAGGAATATCTCCGCTTCTTCAGGGCTATCGGGCAGTTTATCTACATCAATCCCTGGATTTAATCCTGCTTCCTTCATTTTATTGAAGAACTCGCGGTTCTCAACACCTGCTTGAATCTCAGCTTTCTTACGCTCCTTCTCTGTAAGCGATAGTGGGTCTACGGCTTCAAGGTTAGGATAAGGTTCTCTTGAAAGAATCTTGTTAACTACTATTTTTACGAACTTAGGAATAATGGGTACTGGAGACCAGTCAATGTTTAGCAGTGTTCCATCCCCATTGTTGGGGTCTAGAGAGTTAAGTACCTGCTTGTATTTAGATGTATCTTGTGTTCCATTCGCATAATCTCTATTCGTATTGAATTCCTTCATCCTGCGACCATAGAGAGAATTAGTTTCATTTGAAGAACCCCATTGACCTACGATAGCACGTGCGTACTTGAGTCCGTAAGACTTAGCTGATTTTTCAACAAATGACGCTAACGGGTCTGGAAAGCTTCCGTAGTTCTTTGTACTTGACATATTCAGTATATTGGTAAACCCACTTTTATGCAAATATACTAAATACCTGGTAGCTAATTATTTAGAACTCTCTAGGCTTGAATCTCCTAAAAAAGACTTTTTCACTTAGGTCGGTTTTCTTTACTTCTTTAATAGCCTTCTGTGAGGCTAATAATGCAAGTCCTGCGGATATCGTCATATCAAACTTTGTACGGTCATCAATATTAAAGCCAATCCAATCCTCTAAAGTGCGGTTGAAATACATCCTTCCATAGTTCCCTGTTTCATTATTTAAACCTACATGTTCGTGTACATAAGCTTCAATAGCCTGAGCGTGAGCTTGAATTACATCTTTGGAGTTTGAGGGTATACCTTTAGTCTTTGAATTTTGCGCAGACCCAGGAGGGGTAAGGTGTTCGGGACGATTCATCACATATTCATCATATCCTCTAGCTTCAAAATAACGTACAATTCCGTACTTGTTATTCTCTATTAAAAGTGGATATCCGTAGAATACTGATGCCATCAATATATCTTCATAGAATATCCTAGCTAGCGGTGGTCTCTCTGCATACTCCGCAATAAATATATTAGACGGATGCTCCATGTTAAACTTGTTATAGAAATGACATGCTCCCTTAGAACCACGTCCATCTACTGTTTTATCAAGATCATAACTATCCACTCCACCTACGCCTATGAGTGAATTTCCAGGATGGTACTTGCCGTACTTAGATATCTTTTTATTCCTTGTTTCTTGAGGAGGAAGCCATGAAACTCGCCATTTACCATTTTTATCTGGAGACCACACAACTTCACTGTCTTGAACCCCGTCTTTCCACATGAAATTACCACGAACTACAGGAGAGGGGTAGACCTCTTCGTTATGAGAAATCTGTTCGTATATCTTACCGATATTAAAATGAGAAGATTTTGTAGAGTCACGGAATGCCTCATCTTCTGAGAATGGAAACTGACGTATAACCTCATTCAATTCGTAGGGGTCACCCATTAGTGCTTTACGCTCATTGTTGAGGTAAGTCTTTGCACCTATGTCTATAACTTCTCCGTCCAATCCTTCCACGGGTTTTTTCGGGTCGTCAATAACAGGGTTTCCGTATTTATCAAAGAATCCCTCAAGCGCATCATATGCAGGTATAAAAATTTTGTATAACCCGCTTTTTGTTCTTCCGTTGGAGTTTCTTTCATAGGGGTCAGAGTTGTAGTACAACTTTTTAAACTGAGACCCGCCACGGTCTAAAGGGTTTACTGTTGAACCGACTAATGCCTTTCCAATCACTCTACGACCTACTATCAAACACGTTCTATGTATACGCCATACGTCTTGAATGTCTAGTGGTCGCTCCCACTTTCCTGCTTCGTCAAGGTACAACATATGGAGCTTCTCCCCATCGTATGCGTTAGCAGTAGTATTCTTCCAATTGATGAGAGTATCTAATGCTTCCCCTTTATGTGAAGTCTTGTTGTTCTTGGTAATACGCTTGGAAGGTTCACGAAATGCAAGTTCCATACGTGGATTCGTTGTACCGTCTTGTATAGGCTTAAAGAAGAATGGATAGCTTCTAAATATAGGCACAACCTTCTTCATGAATATATTCTCCTGGGCATCCTTACCTGTCTTAGACATAATACCTAGGAGCTTCTCTTTCACTTGCGTACCCTCATCCACTTCAATACATGCACTCATATTGGTATATCCCGAACGTCTACACTTGGTATATATCTGCCCTAGTGATCGGGGGTCTACTTCACATGCTAAGAAGTGAGTAAATAGCTTACGCTGAAAATCAAGGAATGAGGGGTAACCTATATCAATTTTGCTCCATTGAAGCATCATGTAGTGTCTGCCCGTCAAGTAAGTGGGAACGCCATTATTATAAAACCATACCCCCTCACGTCTACGTGTAAATTCCTTTTGAA